CTTATTTAAAATTAATCAGCAGAATGCAAACTCTATCAGAGGTATGCAATCTAATACATTTTATATTAGTATTGATAATGGCACTGATGAGACTATGGTGACTAAAGGTAAATTCACAAGTAACTAATGATATTAAATAGCAGAAATAATGCATACGACTTTAGGTTTCCTAGAAAGTTTATCCCACAAGAAGTTGCAGACAAGTATAAAGCGTACTTAAATAAAACTCCAGGTAATCTGTTAGCAGAACCCGTTGATTTAATTAACTACTCTATTCAAGGACTTAATATTCCAGGCCTAGCATTTGATCCAATTACCCAAGCTGATAATGATGGAACTACAAGGTACCATAGAGGAGCAGTACCAGTTCAAAATACAATTACTAGAGAGTTCACGGTAACTATGCAGTTATTAGATGGCTTTATTAATTATTGGATTATGCAAGATACTCTTTTATACTACTATGCTAGATCTACTAAAGAGCCTTATATAGAACCAATGACCCTAAGAATCTTAGATGCAGAAGGAAGTTCAGTAGCATATATGGAATTTAATAAAATAATAATGAACTCTATAAATGAGTTAAACTTAAATATGGCAGAGAATGTTGCAGACTTCAATACGTTTGAATGTACGTTCTTTTACAATAAGCTAGATTTAAGATTAGAAATAGACTGATATATAAATCATGAGAGATACTAAAACATTTAACGAATACCTAGTTGAAACCCAACTAACAGATACTGACATGCAACTTTTACAAGAAGGCTTACAGTCAGAATGGACTCCTGAACTAGAAGAAAAGGTAGACCATGCTTTAGAACAATTTGTAAAACAATACCGCAATGAAGAAACTGGTGATTTTGATATAGATAGATTAGAAGAAGATCTAGTAGAAGAAGGACTTTTAGGTTCTATCGTCGGTGGTTTAACCGGTTTTGCATTAGGTAAAGGTGTTGGTAAAATGATTGCCAGAGTTCTTGGTATTCAGAAAGGTATCTTCTACGATTTATTAACCTCCAGATTAGTCGGTGCTGCTTTAGGTGCTGCGATGGGTAAACGTTTCTAAATTGAATCTAGTTACAGTTGACTTCTCGCTTAATTCCCCTGGTATCTGTGTCTGGCAGTCTGATACGAATGAATACCACTTTATCTCCTATATTAAAGCTGGTTCAGGAACAAAAGCCGAACAAAAGAGACAAGAAGAAATAAGTCTATTTAAAGACGTTACTCTTGTACACCAACCCGATTGGAATTTAACAGTTGGGGATTACTCTAAAAACGAATTTGCAAAGATTAAGAGGTACATCAAAACAGCGGATGATATTATTAATCTAATCATAAGCATAACAAACAGCAAACAAGATTATCACATAGCATTTGAGGGTACGTCGTATGGTTCTAAGATGGGAACTAATAATATGATTGACATGGCAGCAGGAGCTGCAATCCTAAAAGAACAAATGATATGCCAACTCGAGGTCAAAAATTTACTGACCGTTGCACCCACAACTATTAAGAAACATGCAGGTAAAGGTAACATGAACAAGTTAGCACTTTGGGTAGCCTTTTTAAATAATATAGTAGAGAGTCCAGAGTTAGCTAAGACTTCTTTATTTAATTATTGTGTAAATGAAATAGGTGATGAGGTTAAGAAGGTTCCAAAACCATTTGATGATCTAGTCGACGCTTGGTTCCTTAATCATTATTTGCTTCAGCAACTTGGGGAAAATTTGCCAGACTAACCAAGTCTCTGCTTCAACCGCGGGACTCCAAAACTGTCCTAATCTCTGCCTTCAGCCTAGTCTCTGCCTCCAGCCCTGGAATGGTACTTATCTTCCTTTGGCGTTAAAGACATAACTTATATGCGACTACCCAGAAAAGGTTTCAAAAAGGTTCAACAAATCTCAAACTATTTTTCTAACCACTAGTATACCAAGCAATTCTGCTAGGGATTACCTTATCAGAATTACATGTATCACAGCACTTTCCGGTATCTTTTACTGGCCATGGATTATTACCATAACTATTCATAATAAGCTTATCACAAATACAGCATTTAAAAGCTTCTTTCTTCATCTTAACAGTATGCTTTAATTTCGTCCATTTGTTTCTTAATATCTACACAGGCTCTAGAGTATCTGTCTACTTCAGGGTATTTAAACCCTAGCCATAACATATCAATATTAACTGGACCTGCGCCACCGATGATGTCATCAATCCATGTACAGAACGAATGGAGCGAGTTAGCCTCATCGATGTATAAACTTTCCTCTATATAATAATAACCTTCTAGAAAGCTTCCAGTAGCCTTAGCCCCCATTAAAAGAAGGTCTTTATTTCTTGATGATAATTTAACGTGTTTTTTCATAGCGTCTAATTTTAATTGGTGTTCGTAGTGTGGATTACTCATGTTTATTAGTTTTTAATTACAGTACTAATATACGAATTTTAATTGACATAAAAAAATATTTCGGCAACTATTTTGAAACAAAGTTATTAACATATAATCTAGAAACAAAATGAAATTCAGATATATAATAAGTATAATAAACAAAGCATTGATACTATGTTAATTACAGCAGACTACCTTCGTCTACAAGGAATCCTACAAAAAATGGTAGAGTTCAACCAGATTACGGCACAAGACCGTGAGGCGTTACTCAACAAGTCAGGACTGATTAAGTTAAAGGATAATAGATGGAAGGAATCCTCTGGAGCTATTTTAGAATTAGGTGCTAAAAGTGCAAACGATGCTGTGTGAAGTATTTAAAATAACTAATATGTCTGAAGACGAGGTATTAGAAATTCAATATACTGCATGTAGCGATGGTTTATCAGATGGGCATACAATCCTAACTGGCGAGACCACACTAGTTTGTTCGTACTGTCACCCCTATATAACTAAGGGACTTGGCAAAATTGAAACCAAACACAATCACGAGTTGATTGGCCTTGGTGCACCGAACAAATAATTAGGAATAGTTTGAAACTATTGATTATTGTACAACTATAAGGAACTGAAAGACAATTAAAGTATTTCATTATTAAACAATTTTAAACAACTAAAAGAAAATTATGAGCGATTCATTTGACATTTTTAACTTAGGCGTGGAAGATGTGGAAACACACCAGCCTGAAAGAACAACCGTAAACGAGATTTACAAACCTACAGCCGACGACGGTAAAGACGGCACTTACAAAGCATTAATTCGTTTTGTACCAAACCCAGAGAACCCAAGAAAATCTCTGATCCAAAAGTATGTACACTGGTTAACTAACTCTAATGGAGATGGTAAATTAGTAGACTCTCCTCAAACAATTGGTGAACACTGTCCAATTGCAGATGTATTCTGGAAATTAAGAAAATCAGATTCTGCAGTAGACCGTAAGTCATCAGAGAAATTAAAGAGACGTCAACAGTACTATTCTTTAATCAAGATCGTTAAGGATCCACAAAATCCAGAAATGGAAGGAACTTACAAAGTATTCAAATTTGGATATAAGATTAAAGAGAAAATCGATTCTGAGTTGAAGCCAGACTTTGGTGAGCCAACACAAGTATTCGATTTATTCGAAGGTAAGAACTTTGAGCTTGTTATTACAAGACAAGGTGAATATAACAACTACGACAAGTCTAAATTCTCTTCAAGCAAATCTGCAATCTTAATGGGCGATGCTCCAGCAGAAAGAAGCAAAGAAACGATGACAAGTATTAAAGAGGAATTGGAAGCAGCTCCTTCACTTGCAGGCTATGACTATAAAGCATGGGACGAAGATACTCGTTCTTTTGTAAACAACGTTCTTAGAATGTATCTAAATCCAGGCGAATCGATTTCAGAGGTTACATCAACACCTGCATCGAAAGCGGCAACAAAACCAGTAGCTCAACCAGTAGCAGCAGCCCCAGTGGCAGCAGCTGCAACAGCAACGGAGCCAGCAAAAGCGAATACTGACGATGATTTAGATTCTTTCTTGAATGACCTCAACCTCTAATAACATACAATTAACTGAGGAGCTTAAGAGCAGAATAAAGAAGGCACTGAAACAAGTATGTGTTGAAGCACATTCTACTCCTAATAAGCAACTACTTAAAGACATGCCAGGGCGAATAACCCTGGCGTGTCCTTATTGTGGTGACTCCCATGAAGATGATACCAAAAAACGTGGTAACATGTATTGGGACACTCTTCAGTATCATTGTTACAATTGTTCAGAACACACAAATCTATATGGACTATTAAAAGACCATCAGATTAAAATGCCTAATTCAGGAGACTCATTTACTATTATAGACTATATAAAAGCAAATAAGTCCCAGGTTAGCCAAGAACAAGTATTAAAGAACGCATCTCTTGCTAGCGTCCAAGATTTGGCATTAACTGTATCTGAATTTAAACAGATATTCGGCGCTAAAGAAATAACACCAGGTGATTGGATATGGTTTCAATTAAAAGAGAGACTATTACACAATAAAGCGAACGAATTTCTTTTCTCCCAAAAAGGTAATAGATTATGGATCTTAAACATGGGAATGGAAGGTAAAATTATCGGCGCACAATCCAGAAGAATGAAAGGCTATGGGTCTAGGTATTTAACCTATGATCTACCCAAGCTCTATGAAGAATGGGGAAAGCCGCTTGAGCTACCACCTGATGAACTAACAAAACTTGCAAAGGCCTCAACACTATTTGGGATTATGCAGGTTAATTTCCAACAGCCAGTCACTCTATTTGAGGGACCGATCGATGCAAAGTTTATGCATAATTCTTTAGCCCTAGCTACTGCCGGTAGGACTACTGATGAATTTGATGAGATGGCAACTGTACGTTATATGTTTGATAACGATGCAACAGGTAAAAAGAAGATGGCAGAGAAATTAAAGAAAGGAAGACCAGTGTTTATGTGGTCTAAATTTCTAACAGATTTTAAGCTAGATACATATAATATAAAAGATCTCAACGATTTGGTTAGAGTATGTTTCGAGCAAAAATCCAAAGCATGGAAAGAAATTGAAAACTATTTTACAGCAAGCGAATTAGATCTATGGTATGTATAACTGATATGGTAGAAGATAATCTAGAAGACTTTCTGAAGGATTCAGAGAGATTCAAAGGCAATAAGTTAATTATTGATTTCGAGGTAGAAGAGTTTAATGTACAGAGTAATAACTTTGTTGTGGAGAAGCCTAAATTTAAAAAAGCACAAAAAGCTGCTAAATTTATTAAGCCAAATCCAAACAAAAAGTCTCTGTTCTAATATAACTAATATGAGTAAAGAAAAGATTCAAGCATTAGATCAAAAGTTATCTGCACAAAGAACACAATGGTCTGATACAATAAGAGGACTCGCAAGAGGACTTAAAAAAGTAGATGGTATGGAACAGGTAATAGCAGAAACGCTATCATCAAGACAGACTTGTGTAGATCAGATTGCATACCTAAACGTAAAAATAAAAGAACAGAAGACAGGAATAAGTTTAAGATATAGGGAAGCCTATATTAGATACTATGAGTATGACTATAAGTTAGGTGAAAAGCAAAAAGAAAAGTTTTTGGAAGGCGACCTAGCAGATGACAATATGATATTATCTCATCTTGAAAACCAATTAGAATTCTTTGCAAGTTCAGTTAAGACCCTAGATAACATGGGCTTTGCAATTAGAAATCGATTGTCTCTGAACGGACTATAATAAATGGAACTAAGTTTAACTGAAAATAAACAGTTTCTGCGAATTGATGATGCAACTGAACTAGAACTAGAACAGCTTAACATTACATTCAATCGTAGAATTGATAACTGGCGATTTCACCCTCTGGTGAAGAAAGGTCTATGGGACGGCTATATCTCTTATATGAAAGATGATAAGTGGATTCCCTCCGGACTTTGGAAAGAGGTGATGGACATGGCCAAAACATATAAATATGAATTAAAAATGAATGGTGTTACTTCACTATTCGATGCTAGTGTAAAACAAGACGAATTCACAGAATGGGCTCTTGATTATTTTGACGGTTATGAAAAGACCCCGCATGATTATCAAATAGAAGCAGCATATAATATCTTAAAGTTTAGAAGATGTTTAAGTGAGTTAGCTACATCAGCAGGTAAAACCCTTATCTCGTATATGGCAGTTGCATATATGTTAGACAAGGCTAAAGCAGGTAGAATACTATTCATTGTACCAAACGTTTCGTTAGTTGTACAAGCCTCTGAGGACTTTATAGAGTATAACTGGAGAAATAAAACCAATATTAAAATACAACAAATCTATTCTGGTCAAAAGATTAGAGCTGGTAGAAATGTTGTAATAGGTACTTACCAATCACTAGTTAAAAAGGACAAAGAGTATTTTGAACAATTTGATGCAGTCATTATTGATGAAACACATAAGGCTAAATCTACTTCAATTAAAACAATCTTACAAAAATGTACAGCTGCTAACTATAGATTTGGATTGTCTGGTACAATTCCAAAACCAAAGACATTAGATCGATTAACCCTAATGGCACACACTGGACCTGTAATTACAGAGATAGGTGCTGCATTTCTTCAAGATGAAGGGCACATTGCTGGCTGTAATGTAAAGGTAATAAAAATGGATTATGCTCCGCAAAGTACCAAGAATGCTTTTTATGAGATGTCCCAAAACAGATATGAGAGTAAAGATGTATACAAATTTGAAAGCAATTATGTTATTAATTCAACAGGGCGTCTTGCTTTCATTACAAACATTATTTCCAGAGTACGGGGCAATAGTCTTGTTCTTTTCCACAGGATTGAACATGGTAAAAGAATATATGAAAAGCTGCGCCAAGATAGTGATAAACCAGTATACTATGTGGATGGAAACACCGACAAAGACATTAGAGAAGAATACAAGAAAAAGATGGAAGCAGGCGCTCAAGTGGTTATTGTTGCCTCTTACGGTACCTTCTCAACCGGTATATCGATTAATAAAATCCACAACATATTCTTTACAGAATCGTTTAAATCGGAAGTAATTATTAGACAATCAATTGGTAGGGGTTTAAGAAAACACCATACTAAATCAGAAGTAAACATTATTGATTTTGTAGATGATTTATCCTCCCCAGGTTGGGATAATTATCTTATCAGACACTCGAAAGCTCGCCAAAAGATCTATAAGGAACAAAAGTTTCCCTTTGAGGTAAAAAATGTCCAATTTGATGGAGATATATAATACTATAGTACAAGAAAGTATAAAATAAACTTAATAACAATGAGTTCACATAAACTACAATCCTTTCAAGACTTTGCTAAGTCTAATTTAGCTGTAAAAGTAGCAAAACTAGAAGAGGAGCAATCAGCCGCACGAGATACTGCTGCAAATCAATTTAAATCTTTATTAAGCGAGTTCGGAGTAACTTCTATTAAAGAACTTAAAGAAGAAGATAAAACTAAATTTTACGAAAAGCTAGGAGCTTCTGAAATTTCTGAATCAATGGCAATCATTGAAGAAGGCACAAGATCCCAAATCGGAAAAATCAAAAAGAATGGAAAAATCACAGCAGTGTATATGCACTATGATGGTTACCCAGACAATATGTTACCTAAAATTAAAAAAGGTTACGCAGATGGAAAGGCAGTAGACTTACTACTGAAGAAGGGAGGTGGTTCAGGTCTAGAAGTAAAAGTAGATGATATTAACTTCTATGGCGACAAGACCACTACTGATGGGAATATGAAAGATACTGAGAAGTTCGTAAAAGATGCCGCTAATAACGGTGGAGCTGAATTTATCTACTTATATTCTGAAAGAGATTCTAAATGGTACATGGTTGATGTTTATGACAGTTACGATTTAGTTCCAGCATTTGAATCACTAAACAATATGATAATCAACGAAAAGTTTGTAGTATCTAAAGGTAATTTAAGAGATGCTAAGAAAGTTGCTAAATGGTTAGAATCATTCTTCACGAACCATATCGCATTAATGGACGGACCGCTTTTATTAGGTGTTTGTAAATACTTATTAGCAGAATCATTAACAGATGCTAACTTCCATAGATACAGAGATCCTGTAAGTAAGAAAATAGGTGGTAAGATTACAACTATTACAGTAGAGATTGATAAACTAGGAGGACAACAAATTCCTGTAAGTAAAAAATCAATTATGAATTTACTAGACGAACATTATTCTGGATTAGCTAACGCTGCAGGATGGTCAGGTATTGGTATTGTTGAAGGTATGGCTTTATTCTTAGACGGATTTGGTCACTCTAAAATAGCAGAAGATATTACAGCCGAATTTAATTTAATATGGGCTAATGAATCTGCAGTTACTGAAGGTAATGCATTTTTAGCTGCAAGAGCTAAGGCGATCGAAGAAGATGCTGAAGAATTTGAATTTAACGGTAAGAACTTTCCAGTAATTAAAGAAAATGAATCTGCAGAGATAGAAATTACAGAAGAAGAGTCTAACTAAATCAAATAATTAAGACAAAAACTTCTTATGAGGATATACACTAATTTTACAGAATTTTTAAACGAGAAACTCCAGGTAAACAACTTGGAGGATTTCGTATTTGAAGGTGGAGCAGCAGGACACATGATGCACCCTTTCGATGACCACTCATTAACTTTTGCAGATTTCAAGACTATTGTTAAATCATCACTACAAGGTGGGTTAGATTTTGAAGAAACTCCAACTGAAAAGACAGATGGTCAAAATCTATTTGCAACTGTAAAAGATGGTCAAGCAATGTTTGCTAGAAATAAAGGGCAAATGATAAATCCACTAGACCTAAATGGTATCATTAAGATGTTTACTGGCCACGCGTCAAAGCTGGTTGAAGAAACATATATCTTTGCTGCTAAAGATCTAGCAGAAGCGCTCCCAGGCCTTAAGGATCAATCAATGTTCGCAAACGGATTAAATTTCGTTAATATGGAACTAATCTACTCTAAAAATCCTAATGTTATCTATTATGACAGAGATGTTATACAATTTCATGGTATTATAGAGACTGATGGTGAAGGTAATCAAACTGGAAAACAAAATATTGCTACAGAACTAGTTAAAGCTCTTAAAGAATTAAAGTCAGATGTTCAAAAGACGTTTACAATAATTCCCCCTCAAATTTTAAAGTTAGGAAAAGACATTAACTTTGATGATAGAGTCGGCTATTACGAAAAGGCGATAAATAAACTGAGAGATACTTATAGTCTATCAGATCAAGATGAGGTTAAAATGTATCACGAGATGTGGTGGAGAGGCCAAATCGAAGAGAACTTTGCAGACCTAGACCCTGCACATAAAGAGGGTTTACTTTTAAGATGGGCTTACTTAGATAAGAAGACTCTTAAGTTAACTGCATTAAAGAAGGAATTAACACCGGAACAAAATAAGGCTGTTAAAGATTTTGATGGTCAAAGAAATAAGAAGTATAAAGAAAACATTTTACCTTTTGAGAATCTATTTTTAGAGTTAGGTGCAGATGTTTTAAAGAACGCTTCTAATTTTGTAGCTGCTAATCCAGATGCTGAGAAGGCAAGATTACATAATCAGATTAGAACTGAAGCTGACAAGATTAAAAAGAATGGAGACCTTACTCAAATTGCGAAGGTTGAAAGAGAACTAAAAAGACTAGAGGGAATTGGTGGTATTGAGTCGATCATCCCAACTGAAGGAGTAGTTTTTAAATTTAAAGGAAAAACCTTTAAACTAACAGGTACCTTTGCTGCGATTAACCAGCTAATGGGAATCATAAAATACGGAAACTAATGGCACTACATAATTTAAAAACATATTTTGAAGGGGCTAATATTTCAGACATTGATACATTATTAAATAATAAATGTATTGTAACTGAAAAAATTAATGGCTCATCATTTCATGTTAAAAGAAATGGCACAGGTTTTTTATACTATAAATCTGGATCTAAAGATCCGATGAATGTAATAGACCGTACTATTGTTAGATATTATGAAAATGCAATTAGACACTTTAAATCTGTATCAAAAAGCTCAGTCGACGATATGCCATTTGATTGGAAATTTGGATTTGAGTATGTTGGTGATAGTAAGACAGTGGATATAGAATATGATGTATTACCTAAGTCTAATTTAATCCTAACGCATATACAAGTAATGCAACCTTCTAATCCTAACAAAGTTAGAAAGGTAATTAGAGATAGTAAAGTACTTAACAAGTGGGCAGACTTATTAGAAGTTGCACAGCCTCCAATAATATTTGAAGGTCAATTACATTCAGGTCAAAAGGACAGTCTTAAAAGAATGTTAGCAATGTCAGTTAACGAATTTGAACAGACATTCGAAGATAAAGATAAGCCTTCGTTTACAAGAGCTATATTCAGTATATTTAATGAGAATATGAAGCAGTCTGCTTTAATGAATAATCTTTCAAAAGATGTTGCAGGATTTATAGTTAATTTTCATGACGGCAAATCTTTACAATCGTTTAAACTAGAGAAGTTTAATAAAAAACCAAGTGAAGATAGAAAGCCATCTGACATGTATCAAATTACTATATTAGATATAGTAGAACATTTGACTCAATTTAATTTTGAGGACATTAGCTTGTCAGAAGAAGATACCGATAAAAGATATTTAGAATTAATGTCTGAAGTTTTCAATAACTATATTGAAAAAAATGCTACTAAATACATTGGTGCTAAGTTTGATTCTGCAGATTTTTCAGAATCACCTATGTTCGAATTAAACCACAAGTTTTTACAGAACGAAAAAACACTAACTCTAGTACAAGATAAAATACTTTCTGAATTATTTAAAATAACATTAGGTAGTTTTAGAAAGAAAAGAAATAAAGAGACAGATCTTATTAATGCAGATCTAATGAATAATATTAATTCTATTATTGAAAAGATTGATTCATTAATAATGGCTGAAACTAGTGAGAACGATGTACAAAGTTTTAATCAATATTTACTTAATAAGAAGATTAGTACTCAAGTAAGTCCAATTACTGAAGCATTAAAAGTAGATTACCCAGAACATGGTAAGAAATTAGTTAATATGTTTGTTGGTAGATTCCAACCATTTACACTAGGCCATGCTAAAGTAGTCGAAACTATTCATAAGCAAAATGGACACCCGGTAGTAATCTTATTAGTAAAAGCTAAGAACAAGAAAAAAGAGGATGCATTTAAAAGACCTTATGATGAGGACACTCAAGTTGCAATGATTAACTCTTTAAAATCTAAATATCCAATTGAAGAAGTTTTTGTAATTCCAACCGGTGGTATTGACACTATGTTTAATGCAATGAGACCAAAATACGAACCAGTATTATGGGGAACAGGAAGTGATAGAATGAAGACTTATGGTTACCAAGTAGATAAGCAAGAATATAGAGATGATCTAGGAGTTAGAGATGACTTCGGTTTATTTGAAATCCCTAGAACAGGTAAGGACATTTCAGCAACAGAGGTAAGAAACGCCATGTTAGATGGTGATGAGAAACTGTTTAAGAAGCTAACTCCTAAGCCGTTACATAACATGTACGCAGAGTTAAAGACTAAACTAGAAAACTCTATGGGCGTAATGGCCGAATCTGCTGAGCCAGAATTTCAAACCTTCAACGCATTTATTAAGAATATATAAACAAAATAGAATATTAATATGAATAACTTAAAAACATTTGAAGCTTTTAACCAAAGTGTTAAAAACGGAGAAGTAAATGAATCCATACCATTTGGATCATATTACTTTAATAGTAGAACTGAGTTTGGAGAACATAGTGATAGTTTACCAGAAAAGGGTGCCACTAAATATCTACTATTTGCTCACAATAATGTCGATTTTAATGGAAACTCTATTAAATTACAAAGCGGTCACACTATGGGATCAGCAACTTCAAAAAATATTCTAGGAATTTTTGATGACGAAGCATCAGCTGGAGACGCATATAGCGTAGCAATGAAAAACCCAGAAGGAACTTTTGTTTCTTTTTCAATGGGTACTTTATTTGCAAAGTCTAAATTTGCATTTCAATATACTGAAACTACTGGACATCAAGCAAAAATTAAAGTAAAATAATCATGAAAAACTTAGAAGAATTCTTAGAAGAAGGTAAGAAAATAACAATTAAAAGAAAATATACTGAAAACCACCCAGCATCTACTGTTGGAAAAACTGCTAGCGTTAGAAATGAAGTTCTAAAGGCAGTGAAGGATGGTGTAATTACTGAAGAAGAGTTTTCTAAAATAATTTCAAAAGTATCTGCAAGTCCTAATAGATGGAGAAATACTAATTCAAAATATTTTAATGTTTCTGAAGATGGTATTAAACTTTCAAAGTGGGGTCTTAGAATTCTAAGCGAATTGGACTTACCTACATTAAGAGCGTTTCCTATATGTGAAGCAACGGTAGTAATGGATGCAATGGATCCTAAATCAAAGACACTTAAAAAACTTTTAAAGAAACATAAAGTTACAATGGAAATTCTAGATCCTAGTGGACCGAGTGGTTGGCCAGAAGTTGAGCTAACAGGTTCAAGAGAAGATCTTACAAAAGTATTAGCATCTGAAGATGGATGGGATGACGCAGATTTAGCAGAATATATTGAAGAGGCTAAAGCTGAAAAACTTGAAGAAAAGATTAAGGTTACAAAATCTGATTGGCCTAGTGCTGTTGTTAAATATAAAGGTAAGAAATACGAAATAGAATTTGACGAATATGATACGATTGATGACCACGGTAATGAGGGTAAAGATCTTTATTTCATGGGAGTAGATCAAGAAGGCGGTAATTGGGAAGTTGACGTATATGCTGATTATAGAGACGAGGTACAGGATGTTCATTGGGACACTTTAATTTACAAAGGTATTGATGAATCAGTAGTTAACGAAAAGGATGACGCTGGAACACACTTAGATAAGCTTGCTGAATTAGTAGGTAAAGCTAAATCATTTATGGACGTTGGTAAAGAATTAAAAGCAGCTAAATATAAATACGATTTTGGTACAGGCATGATGCCGCATTACCAAGTAACAGCAGATGGATTTACCTTTATGATCCTTAATAAAAAATATGTTGACAAAGGAGACAGAGAAGTCAATGATATTGCTATCGGTCTATTAGAAAATATTAAAACACAAACAACAGATATGGAAAATACATTTTTACATGAATCATTCTCTGACTTTATTGGAGCAAGTGGTTTCTTAAACGAAGCATTAGGCAGCAACTTACTAGCTAGTGTTCTAATGAGTAACAAAGAAGGTAAATACGCTAAGCAAAATTTAAAGCAATTAGCTGGAGGTTTTTACCAATTAGCTAAAGTTGCATTAGATAAAGTAGGTGATGAGGATATGATCGTAAGTAATAATCCAAGTAAAGTATTTAAAGAAAATGGCGGCTCAGAGCACATATTATTCTTTATATCTGATAACGAAAAAGATAATCCATATTGTCCTTATGATGCTGGTTATGGTTCATTAAAAACTATACCAGGTGGGGGTACTCTAATAGCAGCAATGTCTGGCGATAGAGAATTTTATACCAATGACTGGTCTAGATACTCAAGAGATAGAGCATTTAAAAAAGACGGTAAAAAAGGTAAAGATGACCAAGTTGGCGTATCACATAAATACAGAGGCTGGTCAGGAACTGGACTTAATAATGGTAAAAGAATCGCAGAAATTTCTGATAGAGTTGTTATTATTAACCTAGACTTAATTAGACAAAAGTATTCTACTGCACAATTAAGAGCAGCAAGAGCTGAAGCTAAATCAGGTGCAATAGCATTTACTAATGATAAAGATTTTAAGAAAGCTAACAACGACAGATACCACCAAATTTTAGCTACTAAGGCTGCAACAATGCCATTAGATAAAATGGTAGCAGATGCAATCGATATGTTAACCGATCAAATTAAAGCAGGTTTAGCTAGTGGTGAAAAGACTAGATATGAAGAAATCAAAATTGGTCAAAGTGCAAAAGGAAAAGAGGTTAAATTAAGAGATGCTTCTAATCACATGTCAAATATATTAGATGATTATTCTAGATATTGTGATTATGTTAGACAAGAAGAAGAATCTGAAAAAAGATTTGGTTCATCTGAATCTTGGTATAAAAGAGAGATTAAGAATTACGCTTTATCACTTAAAGAAAAAATAGCTAAAATCGAAGGATTCGATTACGCTTGGTAATATAAACAAAATAACAATATGAAACCACTTCAAACATATAAGCAATTTTTAAACGAGAAGGCTTACAGAATGACAGGAATCTATGCGGCTAAAGGCATTGTAGGTAAAGTAATGCAAGCGTTTAAACAAGAAATCGCAAAAGTTAAATATGAAGGAGATTCAGCTGCGACTTTAAAAGAAGTTAATAAAGAATGGGCTAAATTCCAAAAGACTGCTGAAAAGATTATCTTAGATGCTGTTGAAAAAGGGGCAAAAGATATGAAGTCGGTATTATTCATAACAGCTAACTTAGTTGAAGAATGGAAAGCTGACGAAATTAATGGCTTAAATAAAGCAGATGGTTCCGGACCTTTATACATATCTTACGCAAAGTACAACGAGATGGTAATTAATGTTGGTTTCCCGGATGATGTTAACGGTAACAAGTTATACAAGAAGATTGATAAAACTGGAATGATGAATTCTCCATTAGCAAATAGCAAGGATGTTATCTATGGTGGATATGATAGTCAAGTTGGTAATAATAATCTTGAAATCAGAGATTCAGAATACATTCAAATAGACGCAAAATAATATGTCAGAACTTATTGGACCATTAGAAGAAAACTCAGCAGGAGCAGTATCTTTAAACCCTGGTATGACTATTGGTGGTATTGGAGATCCGGTTTTACCAACAGCAACTACTGTAGGTTCAGGAGATGTTCTTTCAGTCGCAGATATAGATGATGATGAAGAAGAGGCTAAGAAGGATAAAACAAAAAAGAATTTAGAAATGGAATCATTACACTTAACGTTCGAAAGTTTTACAAATAAATTAAATGAAGATGCTACAGCATCTTTATATGAATCTGCAATATTAGAAAATGCAGTTAGAGATTTACATTTTGAAACTGATCCAGAGAAAGCTGAAGAATTAAAAATAGAAATAGGCGCGTCTCAAGGAGAAGTTACAAGAAGAAAACAAATCGAAGGTGGTGAATATTCACTAAGAAGATTTAGAAAAGAGATTAAGTACGATACTACTGGTGAAGATCTTGGTGTATTTAAACCTGGTAGCTATATGGCTGCTACTTCTAAATTAGGTGATGGTCCACATAAGAAAGCTGTTGCTAAAGTAAAATGGAATAGAAAGAAATATGACCAATGGTTAGAAGATGTTGCATCTAATGGCGGCTGGGAAAATGCTTATGATATGGCACAAAATGCTAAACACGAACCAGGTCTATTACAATGGGCTAAGAAAGAATTTAGAGGTGAAGATGTAATGCAAAGAATCCAATGGGACATTGAAGCATTCGCAGAGTAAATATTGTTAATAACTTTAACAGAATAATAAGCCTGATACTTTTTAGTTTCAGGCTTTTTTATTATATTAGCACTGTAATAAATAAGATATATAATTAATGAACTTGCAAAACTTTACAGATTTTAGACTTTTAACAGAGGCAAAGAATTCACTTAAGATGAATGTGCCATCTGATATATTAGATCTACATAAGCTGTTTAAAAAGAATGGTAAAGAACTTTTTGTAGTTGGCGGTGCAGTTCGAGATGCATTACTTGGTAAGAAGCCAAAAGACTTTGATTTAGCAACAGACGCATTTCCAGCAGAAGTTATTGAAATAGTTACTAATGCAGGTTACACAACCACCGGAGAAGTTGGACATCAATTTGGTGTGGTTATTGTAAATGTGCCATCAGATCCAGCTGGAGTTGAGGTTGCAACATTTAGAGAAGATATTGGTAAAGGCCGAAGACCTGATGCCGTGGAGTACTCAACAATAGATAAAGACGTTTTAAGACGAGATCTAACTATCAATGCATTGTTCTATGATATGGGCACTGGAGAGGTTGTCGATCTTGTGGGAGGCTTAGACGATATAAAGAACTCAAAGATTAGAACTGTCGGTGTTGCTGCAGATAGATTTGCAGAAGATCCTCTTAGAAAACTACGAGCACTTAGATTTGCTGGTAGAACTGGAAGTAAATTAGAAAAAGAAACTGCAGAAGCTATTCTAACAGATAATAGTTTAGAAGGTATTAGTCCAGAAAGAATTAGAGATGAATTTAAGAAATCAGTAACGACTGCAAAGTCTGCTAAGAAATACTTAGAAATGGTTTCTGAATTTAAGTTATGGAATATTATGTTTCCAGCATTACATATTAGCGAAAAGTTTATAGATACAAATAATTGGTTAATCCAATTGACTCATTTGTTTATAGCAAACGATACAGATGTTCTTAAGAAAGAAATGAACAAGGCTACATTTTCAAATGATGAAATTAGCGGAGTTGTATTCTTAAAAAACTTAATGACATTTGATCCAGCTAATGTGTTTGATACACATAAGCAATTTAATAATAGCGGACTTGATAAGAAGGTTATTTTAGAATTTGTAAAGATTAATAGACTAGATGCTAAAATGATTAAAGCCTTTTTTAAATACAAGCCATCTACAAATGGTAAAGATGTTATGAAGGAATTCGGAGTTAAAGGTCCAGATGTTGCACTTAAGATCAAACAGATCGAAGCAGAAAAGTTTGCAATTCTTGCAAAATAATTGCCTCTAGATTTTTTTATGTCAATTATTTTTCGTATATTAGTACTGTAAATCATGGACGACAAAAGCAAAAAATTAAAAGAAGTAAATCTAACACTACAAGAGTGGTTAGATGCTTTGCGTATGCCTACTCCAGTGAGAAACAAAAAGAAATATAGACGTAAAACAAAGCATAAAAAGAAAGATAATGAGTAAAATAGTAGTTATTGGAGATGTACATGGACATGATAGTTGGAAGAAACTTATCGAGTTAAACCCTGATGCTACTGAGTTTGTATTCATCGGAGATTACTTTGACTCATTCTCTATTTCACATGCAGAGCAAATCTATAACTACAAAGAAATTATTGAGTGGAAAAAATCCACTGATATTAAAGTAACTATGTTGATCGGTAACCATGACTTTCATTATATGTCAGATTGTGGTGGTAGGTACGGTGGATATAATGCATGGCACGCACCAGAAATCGGTGAACTCTTACGAGAAACTAAAGAACATTTACAAGTAGCATATCAGGTAGATAAGTTTTTATTTACACACGCTGGTGTTTCGAAAGAATGGTATGACATTAATTTCCCAGAAGGCGGTAATATCCCAGAACAAATTAATGATCTTTGGTCTTATGATAAGAGATCGTTTAATCATAGTGGTATGGAAATGTATGGTAATTATGATGGTGAAGGTCCAATGTGGATTAGACCTCAAGC